TTCTAAAAAAGATTTTCTTAATTCTATGTACGGAGTTCCGTGCCACACATCCATAATAGGTTGTGTATTATCTCCTAAAGAATCTTTATTTGAAAAAGAATCTGAAAAGCAACAGGCTTTATACTCCCCTCTCATATTACCATGCATATGAATCCACGGTAATATACATCCTTTTATTGCCATTACTGTTTTGGTACCTGTCTTCCTGTTCCTGGAAACCCTCCAAAATGAATTGTATTATTTCTAACTCTACAGGCTTCATATGATTTACCACATTCATCATCTTTTATTGATGCTGCGATAGTATTATTAGCAAATATAGGATTTGTATTAGCATAACGAGTCGGAAAAGTACCTGGTATAGCACTAGCGGCAGCAGGAGGGGTAGGAGGTCCAGGATATTGACACTCAGTTCCTTTATACTCCCATTGACACGTATTTTTATAAAATTTTCTTTTTGGAAGACGTAGTTTAAAATACTGTAACCAACTAGTTAAAGTAAATTCTGCAATTTGCTCATTTAGAGTAGGCATTTCTAAAATTTTAAATACATCTTTTACATAGGCTTCTGGATCATAATCATCGTTTACGATATAAAGGTTTTGTGTTTCTGCTGCATTAGCTAGAGGGGCACTCAAAAATAAAATTCTTTCTTCTTGAATATCTTGAATAGTTCTAGTAGCAGTTCCAAATTGATTTTTAACATTATCGCCTACTCTATAAGGAGCTGCGTTTACTACAGATATGACATTTCCACTAATATAATCTATACTAGAGTGTTCTGGCCAGTATTCAAGATGTGTTGCAAAAGTAGACTTAATTTCTACAACTCCTCCAAGAAAATCTCTCGTATCGTATTTAAGTTGTTCCCAGTCTTCCCCTAATGTCTGTGCTCTTGAATATCCCCAAGCTGAGTTTGTAGTTCCATAATAAGAATCTACGACATCTTGATTAAAATGAACATTACCTACAACTGTCGCCGGGTCAAGACCCCACACCATTTCACCATTTACCATAGCATGACAAGAGTTAGACGTAACATTTCCTACTAAGTATGGATTTTCTACAAGAGTAGTAACAACATTATCATAGTTAGATACCGAAATACTAACTCTATCAATACTTCCATCCGAAGAAGTAGAAATACCAGAAGATTCTACTGGATAAGGAAGATAACTCTCTCCTGCAAAAGAAACATTGTAGGTTAAATCAGAAAAATTATCACCAATTACTTCTGCTATTCTCCACGGCATGTCTACAGGCCAAGCGTATCCGGCACCCTCTCCAGAAGGATTACCGTTTTCATTAGGAGGATACCACTCTCCGGGGTAATAAAAAGTATATAGTCTTACTACAGGAGGTTGAGTAAATGCATGTCGTGCTCTAATAAAAGGGCTAACATTTATTGCTGAAATTGTAGCACTAGAAGATTGTACTGCGTTTGCAGCTATTAAAGTGCCTGTTGAAGAAGCAAAACTAAAAGCATTAGTATTACCCGTTTGTCTAAATACTTTAATAGTTGATTGACCTGGAAGAGTGCTATCAAAAAATTGAATCTTATTATTTCCTTCATGATAGGTCCAATCATTAGGATAAGCTATTTGTTCATTAACATAGACACTAAGTTCTGTAGCATAGGTAGGAATTGTCAAACCAGTTAGCGTAACATACTCTGTGCTTGAAGTTGCAGCAAATGATTGTATTGAAACAACATTAGAAAGTAAATAATGATTACTGTATACAGATTCTCCTACAGTAAATTCTTGAAAAGCATTAGCAACTTTAACTTTAATATTACTTGTAGAAGGATCTACATTAGCAACATACCCAAAAGTTTCAGAACTGGCACCAATAATATTGTTTCCATTCTTAAATGGGGTTGTATCATTAACTGTTAAAATATAATCATAAAGTCTAGTAGACATTAATCAAAATCTTCCATTAAATTTATAGTAACTGAGTAAAAATTTTGGGTAAGAGCGGTACCACCAGAAATAACTTGTTGAATTTGTAGAGGTCCATTAAATCTTGTTCTTACTGTACCAGTACTATTAATATGTGTCAAGTCAAAAGTGAAAGTTTCATACTCTCCGTTCATAGATACATAAAAATCTTCAATTGCTTGTTTTTCAACACCAGAAATATTATTGTATGCTAACTGATACTGTCTTTTTCCTCTGCGAGACATTAATCGTCTCTTTTCATAACCGCTTTGAGTCGCATATTTATTTACATTAAATTGACGACCGAGTTGGAACCCATTAGAAGGTTTACGATCTCTCATATCATTAAATCGACCAATTGAGTCTACTTGAGGAGCAAACGTTCTAATTTCTAGAGTAACATTAGCGTAATCTACTTCTTCTTCGTCTACAGCAGGGGCTACTGGAAGGTCTATACCATTTACTCCTAAAGTAGCACTTGGATAAGTAAAACTATCTGGATTCTGTAACACGCCTGAAAGCGTAACAAATATAGCGTTGGCTTCATTTTCTCCTATACTACCTAAAACAGGAGTTGGAAGAGAAAAAGTTGTAGCAACACCGTTTAATAGATACGTGTTAGAATCTATAATAGTAGCAGAAGTATTTGAATAATGAGCGTAAAAAACAGCGGGATACTTTCGAGTTACTCTAAACCTATTAGGCAAATCAATAGTTCTAAGGATAAGTTCATCAGCACTTGGGGCTGCTACAAAAGTAATAGAACCGTTATTATTAGATAAATAATAACTTGAAACATCTTGAACAATACCATCAATAGTAGCTATTACCTCTCCTGAAAATGATACTGTAGAAGGAAGGGGGAATTCAATTTCGATTCCTGTAGTAGTATATGTTTTTGTTCCCACAGTCGAAAAAGCGTCTAGTGCTACTGTAGCGTCGTTTGGATATGTAGCCATTTTTATGTATTACTCCTAATTGATCTTCTGATAGGACCGTTTGTATCTAGGTCCTTAAGAATCAGTTTAACAATTGCTGTTTCGCCGTCCATCTGTGTTTCTCCTTGTTCAGCTTCTTTATCTGATCCTTTATTTTCTATTTGAACTTTTACCTTTGGTGCTGAATTAAGAGCGGTTTTACCTGTAGCGTTCATGCGCTCCATATTTGAAGCACCGATAGCATCTACAGCACTCTTCTTCATTACAAACTCGCCTGGCTCTAAGAGAGCAGGCACGCTATCACGGGTTCTAACATTACCGCCTGCTGCATAACGAGCAATACCTTGTCTACCTACTAAACCACCTGATGCAGCAGCCACTAGGGCAGTAAAGAATCCACCGCCACCACCAGCAGAACCAGATGCACCTACAGTTTGTAGGGCTGTAGCAGCACTATAGGCTGCTGTAGTTAGTGTAGTATCCGCCGTTGTTTGACTTACAGCAGCTACCTTAGACCCCACCTGTGCTGCTTCTAGTGCTTGTGTGGCAGCACCTGCGCTTCCTAAACTACCACCAAGAACGCTTGCATCATTACCTACGTTGAGTAGGCTGCCTCCAGCAGTCTGTGTATCAGTACCAAAGCTACTTAAAAGTCCACTACTATCCGTAACTTTGGTACCAAAATCGCCAAGATTTGTTACGCCATCCTTAAGGCCTGTTGTAAAGTTATCAAGCTCTGCAGTTACTCCCTCAAGGCCAAGGCCACCGTCGCCGATGCCGGCTTCTGATACACGATTAGTAAACTTATCCGTAGAGAAAGGTGTGGCCGCTGGGAATCCTCCCATAGGAGCTTGTCCAAAACTGGTTCCGAAGGGACTCACGGAACCCCCTAGAGGAGTGAAAGAGCCTCCAATATTACCTAAACCTCCAGGGGCGCCAAAACCCATAGCACCAAAACCACCGGGGCCTGACGGGTTAAGAGTATTTTGACCAAACATATCAAAAGGACCATATGTTGTCGAAGAATAACCTGTTCCCATTGGATTAAAACCGCCGCCTAAATTATAGTCAGATTGTACCTGATCTCCCAATAGAGTACCTATTGGTACGTTTTTACTCTTAAGCACCTCAACAGGGACTCCATTAGACGTTATTCCGCCGCTGCCGCCACCAAACCAATCGCTTACCATATCTCCTAGATTTTTAAAAGCACCCGAAACAGAATCTACTATTCCAGATACGCCAGATTTTATACTATCCCATAAATCACTAAATGCACCTTTTGTTTCTTCTAACATCTCACCAGGAACAGGGGACTTTCCACTACCACCAGTATCAGTAATCTTTGGACCGCCAGTACCAGGAATCTTTAGACCACCAGCTGCTTCACCTACTCCACCACCAGAGCAAGCACAGAACTCTGATACGTTAGTAACATAAACTGATTGGATGCCAACGTCTTTAAGGGCTTTAACACTTCCTTCAATATTTCCGAGACTTGATTTAATAGCTGAAGAAGCCGCATCAGGTAGAGTCTGTGTTAATGCTGTTGTAGCAGTTTTAGTAAGCCCTCCTAACAATCCTTGGAATTGTTGTTTAAGAAAATCAGTTACAGGCTGTACAATAAACTGCTTAAAAGCTTGTTTAGCTAGGTCCACTAAAATACCCTTAAGCATATTCATTAGACCTTCTTTAAAGTTCTTCATTGTTAGAGTACCGTTTTTAATAGCCTCAAATAAATCATCGACACCTTTATTAAGAGCACCTTCGATAATTCCTGCTGCTGCTTGTAAATATTTTAATAACCCAGCTTCTTCTAACTGGTACTTTCTTTCTGCTAAAGCAATAATTTCCTTTTGCTTATCTCTTTCAATGTTTAAAGCTGTTAGCTTTTCTTGTGCGTTAGAAGAAGCGGCAGCTTTTTGTGCCTCAATACTTTTTAACTGAGCTTCGGTATTAGCACTCTGTGCTTCTATTTCTTTAATTTTCTGATTATAATTTTCAAGTATTTTTGCTGATTCAGCGGCATATCTTCTGTCTACGTCAGCTTGAATTTTTTTAATCTTCTGCTCTTCTGCGTTTAAAAGCGATGTTTTAAGATCTGCAAGACGTTGATTCTTCTTAATCTCCTCGTTTAATATATCAGCACTTGCAGTTTTTTGTGCCTCAATATTAGTTCGTAAATTCTCAACATTAGTTTGAAGGGTCTTAATAGTAGAATTAGCCAACTCCCTTGCAGTCTTCTTAACTTCCTCAAGTTGTGGATCTTTCTTACCAGTTTGCAACTCTACTAGTCTAGCCTGTTGCTCTAAAATTTTAGCCATTGCTGTAATGTATCTATCATCTACCTGAGCCTGCATTTCAAGAAGCTTAACCTTCTTTTCAATTAGTCCTAGTTGATATTCTCTATCCTTAGCAGCATTTGCTGCTTGTAAGTCAGCAACTTTTTGTTGAGATAAAACAAGTTCTTTTTCTTTAACAATTTGCTCCGCTCTGTCAGAACGAGCCTTATCATCCAGCGCCTTTTTCTCATCTAGTGCTTTGAACTGGTCAAGTGCTTCAAGTGCTGCATTAGTTTTCTTTACCTCGTTTAATTCTATTTGTTCTCTTAGTATAGCAGCTTGTTTATCTAAAGCAGCTAAGTCAGCAGCTAGTTTAGTGCGAATTAAGTTTTCTTCTCTATCAAGACGCGCCATTTCTGCATTAAACTTTTCCCGAGCAACATTAATCTCTGCATCTCTAATTTGTTTTTCTGTAGCTAAATTACCTAATAAACCTAATTGATTTTGTTGTCTTTCTGCGGCATTAACTTTTTGTAAATCTGCTCGTCGAGCAGCAGCATTAGTTGCTCGTTGCGCAGCTTCTGCTCTAGCAGCTTCTGCCTGTGCTAATTGTTTGGATGCTTCTAAAGCTTTTATTCTTAAGTCAACTTCTTGTTCAAGTCCTTTTCTAACAGTAGCAGCCGCAGCTCTTTCAGCCGCGTTAGCTTCGTTTTTAGCTTGTTGAATTTCTCTAGCATTAGCCTGTCTAGCTTTTAGTAGATCTAGCTCTTTTTGTAAAATATCTACAGAAGCTTGCGCTTTTAATACTGCTAGTTGCTGTTGAAGAACAGTTAAACTTCTTTGTTGAGTTCTTAAAAGTTTTGTAGAATCTTTTGCAGCCTCTATTATAAGACCAGCTTTTGCTTTTTCTGCTGTAGTAGCATTGGTTGCTCGTTGAATTTCTATAGAAGTTATACCTAGTGATTTAATCTTGCCTTGTAAAATCGATGCCTCGTTATTTTTACCCTCTTTTTGCGCTTGAACTAACATCTCTTGTAATCTAACAGCTTCTCTTTGCTTATCAGAGATATTTCCTGCCGCTGCTATTGTATCATCTAGGAACTTCATTTGATTTGCTTTTACTTCTTCAGGAGTAGCAGCTATCTCAGCTATCTTTCCAACTTTGCTTATAGACCCACTAGCTAATAAAGAGTCAACCGCTTTTAAGGCTCCTCCGAAAGTAGATTGAAGATCTTTGTTAATTTTTTCTAATCCTTGAACATTAGCTAAAGTATTAGAAAGACTTTGAATTCTTTTCTCTAATTTGTATAAAGCTTCCTCTTGCTGATTACTTAGATCATCAAAATCTAGAGTATCTGAGAATTTTTCTAACTCTCTATTTGCTCTAACCAAAGCTTGAGAAAGTTTTTCTGAATTAACACCTAACTTTAATTGCTCATTAAAGTTCTGTATGGCCCCCGTTGTTGCTACAAGAGCGGCTCCTTGTGCTTCTGCTCCCGCTATAAATTCATTTTGACCGCCTACATTTTGTATAATAACGTCAAGTAAGTTTTTATACTCTTTTACCGCCGCTCCATTTTCATCAGTTAATTGTTTTACAGCTTTTGCTGCGGAGTCATAAGACACACCAGTGGCAACAATACCCCTTAATAAACCAACATTTTCTTTTCCTACAGTTTTAATAGCTTGTTTTGTTTCTTGAAGAACCAATAGTCTAAACTTTTCTTCTTTTGTTAAATCTCCTGTCTTGTCAGTTAAAGCTTTAATTCGCGCATCAAGGGTTTTTACTCCTGCGTCGTTATCATTGAGGAGTTTTGTAGTTCTTTCAAGAGATTTACCAGTTAAATCCTGTGAAGCCGCATACTGAATTTGTGATTTACCAAAAAGGAGGAAATACTTTGTGAGCTTATCTGTTTTTTCAGAGGCAATTTGTGCATTAACACTACCAGCTTGTACTCCTTGTATTAAATCTGCCTGTTCTTTTCTAACATCTGCTATCTGATCTTCTGTAAGCCCAAGAGCCTTGGCATATTGAACCGCAGTTCCTGATGAATTTAATATCGCAGTAGATAATCCTTCTATTTCTTTTCTATTTTGTCTAGCCTGAGCGTTTAATCTTTCAAAGTATCCTATTACCTCTCCAATTAAATCAATACCAAATAAAGAAAGAACTCCTTGAGCAATTCCTACATATATTAAAATTTTTGACATTGCCGCCCCTACAGCAACTACTGCTCCTTGTAGAACACGAAAAGTTCCTGCTAATCCTGATACACCCTTTGCAGTTCCTCGTGCAATCTTACCTGTACCTTCTAGCCTGTCATTAAAAGCTGTTTCTGCAGTTTCGAGTCCTTTAATCTGTGCTGCATAGACCCCCGTGCCGTTATCAAGAGCCTTTAAATCAGCAATTCTACGTGCAGTTAACTCTTTGCCTCTTTCAGCTTGCCTAATAGATAGATCTTGCGTTGCAAGAAGTTTACGAATTTCTGCCCCTTCAGTACGAGCTAATTTAGCATTAGTGCCTTGAATAGCTCCTGTACCTGTTAACCCTCCTTCTCCTTTAGAGAGAGCCTGTTTAGCAGCCGCCTGGAACTTAGTAAGAGCTTCTGGACCGGCTCTTGAAAATTTCTCAGTAAGATTATCTAATTTTCTAGTAACAAAATCAAATCCAGACCCTAGTCCTGCAACTATAGAGTCTTTTAGTTTTGAAAAAACAATAGCACCTACAGCCCCAAAAGCTATAATTAAATTACCTGTTTTAGATAAGAAATCAGCAATAGGGCTTAAAACATTTGCTACGAATCCTAACACAGATTGTGTTAAGTCTTGGAACTTAGCAGCTAATTGTTCGATTGATTGTTGGGAAGTTTTAGAACTTGTATCAATAATACCAAACTTTGCATTACCTTCATCAATAACAGCATTAACAAATGCTTGGCGTCTTTCAAAAGTAGTCAAACTAGAAGCACTTCTATTTAAAGATGCAGCATACTTATTAACAGCAGGCTCAATACGAGTAAAAATACCAAGTTCATCGATAAGTTCTGGTTCTAACTTAGCAGAGCCTCTAACTAGTCGGTTAAAAGAATCTGTTAAATCTCTACCTAAAGCACGAGATGCTTTTAAAGAAACAGTTGTAAGACCTTCAATCTGTTTAGCACTAAAACCTGCAGAAAGTGCGGTGTTAACTTGAGTAGCAGCTTCAACAATAGATAACTGATTTTTTGTTATCTCTTTTGTTTTAGCAATAATTTGATCCCCTGATTCCCCAATAGTTCTAGCTAAAGTTTGAGTACCCCTAATAACTTCTTCGTTTCTAGCAGCTCTAGACAGTGCTTGGAAAGCAGAAGTAATAGCAAAGATATTAGCGGCAGCGCCTGCATAAACAGAAACCAGACCTCCCAAACCAGATGCTTGAGCAGAAAACTGTCTTCCTGCTGATGCGCTGGTTTGACCAAGTCTGGTTTGTTGTTTAGTTACTGTTTCAGTAGCCGCAGCTGCTGCAGCCGCTCCTTTGGTACTAAAAGTAGTTTCAATAATATTTTTAATTGATGCCACTAGCGTCTCACCCTTGATGCGGCTTCTCTAGTTCTACGTTGTTGGTCATAGTGTGTAGAAGCCTCAGAAATACATACTTGAAGAAGTTCAAACACCTCTTCACTATCTTCAATTTTATAGATGCGCATAATATCTCCTAAACCTGCATAGTCTTTACCTAACCAGACTCCATTCATTCCCTCTATCTTATCTGGCAAAGCATTAAAAAGCCTTAGAGCTTGTTGCGCTTCGTAACTTAATTCATGTACCTCTGGCGGCATTTCGTCAGGGTCAGGGTCCCATCCCATCTGTTCACACATTAACAGATATTGGTCTTGGGTCATTCCCCCTGCTTGGAAGCTGTGCCGGAGGTACTTTTCGAGTTTTTTGAGTCTTCAGCCTTCTTATTAATAGAAAACTGCTCATAATCATTTAGTGCGTCAGTTACAAACTGATCAAAAACTGTGGAATTCTTTAGAAGATCTAGTGCGTCTTCTTCAGAATAATTTACGTCCTCATTTGGCTCCATAGAACTAATATCTACTGGAAGAAGCTTGGGCAACGATCTAACTTTAAGACCTGACCACCCCTTAATTGCTCTACGTGAATACTCTTCAATAAACTTATCATTATCAATTTCCTCTTCACGTTGACGAGTACGCTTATTAAACTTATATGTAAGACTTGAGTTACGAATCTTCATTAGATCATCACGACCTAAATATACTAGATTAACTACAAAACCTTCGATATCAGGAAACTCTACGTCAATTACGGTTTCCTTTGCCATTAAACTTGAAATTTTACTCATTTTTTGGTTTTCCCCTCTGTGTTAATAAAAAGGGTGCTCACCGTCGTTATCAACGCCTGTCAAACTGAGGGGGCAAGTTTGACGTTTGTTAACAGTGAGCACCCACATGAAATTAAATTTTGCCCCCTCAAAGCTCATTTAACTTACTTTTCTACAATAAGTGTCAACTCATCTCCGGTACCTTTGCTAGTTTCCTGAGCAAGGAAGTTAACTGTAATACCGATAACATCTTCAACAGCGTGAGTTGGAATCTCGAACTGAATCTTTGGCATATTGATTGCAAAGAATGGTGCTGTTGCTCCGCCAATTTTAAGGTTAGCGTTAGATGTAGCAGAAGAAGATGTACGAGTGTCTTCAACGATCTGCTTCAAGAACTGAGCAGAATCACTTGAACCACCACGTAAGTAAGCACTTAGTGAACCAGAAATAGCACGAGCACCGGCAAACTGACCGATAGGTGAGTTAAGAGATGCAAGCTCTTCTGGTGTTAAGTATGTGATGTTATTATTGTAGTCAAAACTGAGTGCAGTTACTGGGAATGTGAAATCAACCCCTGTAGCAGTTGAACTTTCAGCGTGCTTAATATCAATTGTTGAAAGTCTATTCTTAATGAAGCTAGCAGAAGAAATTGTGCCAGAAACATTATAAGAGTTCCAAGGATGATAAGAAGCCTCAGCTGTCAGTGCATACTGATTTGAGTTAGCTGTGATTTCATTTCCTCCAGCATTTAGTATTCCACCGAATACTGAAACAGCATTATTACGGTTATCATCACGAAGTTCGATTAGGTTTGTACCGAATCCTGTCCAAGTGGTTGTAGCAATGCCGTCAATAGCAGCATCAATAGACCCTTGGTTAACAGTTGCGTTAGAAACCTGATAAACAACGTTATCCATTTTGAAATATAGATGGTATTCAGAAGCAGTAGCAAAGTTTGCAGAATGCTGGAACACGTTTGCAGCAGCAGCACGCTCTCCTAGTGCAAATTTACCATCAGCCTGCCAAGTACTCTGAAGTGAATCGCCAGAAGCAAATGCAGTGTTACTCATTAAGGCTTGCCACATAAACCAGTCGGCGCAAGGCATTGAATTACCTTCAGCAGACTTATCTGAAGCACCTGCGGTCTTTTCAAGACCTGTTGGTTTTAGATACGCCTGGAAGTTCCAGTCAACTGGGTTAAGGGCGGTATTGAATCTCTGTTGTGAACGATCAGGAGTCAAACCACTTTCTAGTGATGTGATATCCTGAGTTGCAGCAGCCTGAGACACGGCAAATCCAGCAAGAATTTCTACTTGCCAAGTGTTTGCAGGTTTCATAGCTGTTACTGCGGCACCGCTGGCAATATCAACGGTGGACATAAACACTTTTGTGTTTCTCTGTAGGTTAAGTTGGGCAGCCATTTAATTAAACTCCTTTATATATTTAATTGGTATCTTGTTGTCACGTCTATTTCCAAAATCCCAAAGGGAGCTACTAAACCTTCATCTGTGGAAACACCTTCTATTATCATATCTAGTATTCCAATGTTTGATCTATCACCTAAGTTATATACAATATGCTCTATATCATCTGCTAGACTTTCTGCGGTTGTTATAGGGTTTTCTGCTCTAACATAAGCACGGATCGCAATGTTTAGCTCTCCAGTAGTTAATCCTGCGGTATCGTAAATTCTAGATTCTGTTCCTGCATTTACGCATATTGTAGGAAAATCATTAATTTCGTCTAAAAATTTCACGCGACGAAAACAGTTATTTGAAATATCTAAGTTATAAGTGTAGCTTGCGTCAAAAGTAGAAACATCGCCGTTTATTTTTTTCAACTCAGATACCAATAAGTCGGTAATTTCTTTTCTTCGACTTAACGCCATTTATTTTCTACCTTTTCATAGTATATCAAATTGATTTTTATAAAGCAAATCCTAAATTCTCAAAACAGATTCGTGCCCAGTTTAAAAACCTCTTATAATTCTAAAACGAGTTCCATACACTTGTTTAACAGTATCTCTAATAGAACCTTGTAATAAAAATCTAGGTGCTCTTGCTCCTCTTTTTTCGTGCACTCGATAATTAGGAGCGTAATAATATGTAATTAATTGTTGTCTAATATTTTGCATAACTCTAACAGATTCTGCAAATTGACCAGTTCTATATGTTAGTACAGTAGGACTTAAAGGCTCTCCTCTAATAGGTCCTTTAGGCATACGACGCTCTACTTCTTTTTGTACTAAAGCACTTAATTGAACGTCTGAAATATAGTTTACTTTAGTTTCTGCCTTTTTCTTTTTCGTTTTAGCTGTTATAGATCCTTTTCCTAAAAGGGCAGACCCTTTTTCATATTCAATTAAAAATTTGCCCTTAAATTGTGAGTTCAAGAATTTAATTACAGAAGGAGAGAATTGTGAAAACTCTGCTGCTAAATCTTGAGCAATTGCCAGACTAAGCTTTTTTAATTCTACATCTAAAGATTTATTTGCTTTGTTTAAAGCGTTTCTAACTTCAGCTTCTGTAAAGTAAATTTGAAAGTAGACTTGTCCTTCTGCGCCTTCTGTCACTTTTATTTTAGCTTTAGGATTTTTGGATATTTGTTGCCAGTTCCAGCCAATAGATTTAATTATTCTTTTTCCACCAACTTGTATAGGAACTTTAATATCTGCTGCTTTTAAAGCAAAGTTTTTTCTTAATGCGATAGCAGCAGGAGATCTACTCTTATTTAAAAAAGATTTTAAACCTTCACTATCATTTTTTAATTTAACTAGCTCTTGTAAAAAAGAATCACCAAATCTAACGCGTTCTTCGATAGGAGTTGCAGAGCCTTCTGAAGTATCAAACCCAGTTATAAGTTTTGTGGTAGAGCGTAAATTAATTCCTTGTCCGCCGGCTATCCCAATCTGTCCTGCTCTAGTTACTTGTCCTGAAGAGTCTGTTGTTGTAGAAATAGCTTTATTTTCTGAAACAACAGCCTGTCCTGACTCCGCATCATAAACAATATTATCGGGTATAACACCAGACCCTGATTTTCCTTGAATAAGGGTACCACCTAAATTGTCTACCATAACCCTATCAACAATATTTGATAATCTTGAGTAGATACCAAATAAAGCTCTGGATAATGGTTCATTTGTAGCTTTTAAATAAAAACGAGCAGGTCCTATTGCATTTCTAGATTTAAATAGTAAGTCTAATGCATTAGGTCCTGTAAAAGTTTTACCGTCTGGTCCTGTGACTTTAAATCTAGTAACAGACTCTATCATACTAATAAATCACTCTATATAAATCTAGAATACGACGAATGTGTGGAGGAAAATTAGCACTCAATGCTCTATCTTGAACATTCTCACCTTGGAAAGTAAAGCCTTGGGATTCTTGCCGATCTTTGTGTAACATTTTAGCATAATCCATAGTAGCCATCAATAAATCTTGAGGAATAGAGCCAGAATCATATCCAGACTTATAAGTTACTCTAACACCACGAGGATAATTCTTAAATGTAGCAGCTCCTACAAGAGTTAATCCAAAATCTCCTGTACCATCACCAATATTTTTAGTAATTTCGCCTGTATCAGGGTAGAATAAAAAGTCTTCTACAGAAGCGTGATCGTCAGCAAAGCCAGAGGTATCATTGTCTCCATCAAAATGTGCTAATAAAACAGTATTATCATCTGTCGCATGTTGGTAAGAAGGAGCAGTAAAAGCAGTAGTATGTCTAGCAACATGAGAGATACGAGTTTCATCCATAAATCCATTAAAATATTGATAATTTGAAGTAACATTTTGTCTTGCAATTTCAAGTTGCGCAGAAATATCAGGCATCACATTTGAAGTAGTTTGTGTGCCTATAGAAGTTCCATCACGGTAAAGTGTCCAAGAAGAACCAGAACGAACAATTTCTACATGATGAAAAGTATTAGCAGAATAACCAGTTGAGGCCGCATGTGTAACATTAACAACTTCAGTACCTCCAGATACTGCTCTAAAAGTAAAACCATTAGTAGTATCATATCCAAGGGACCAAAGATTATTAACATCCGCAGATTGTGAGATGAATACTGCATTAGCAGAATAAGAGTTAGATCTTATTTGTGTATCAATAGTAAAATCAGAGTCTCCAAAATACCAGTCATTAGAATCAGCTAAATAAATATAGTCATCAGATCCGTCAAAAAACACAGAGGAGTCCCCGAACTTTTTATATCTAGTTTTTAGAACGGGTCCTCCACTGCGAGTTAAAGTATGGTTTGAATCTATTCTTGTTACTGAAGAACCATCTGATTGTGGATTAGTTAGTTTTCTATATGCAGTACCGTCATACTCAGAAATAGAATGAACATTTTGTAAGGGTAGCCTAGATACAAAAACCGAAGATTTTCCTCCGTCAAATACTTCTGAATACGAGTTACTTAAAACTTCGTGTCCAATATAGTTTTCTACAGCACCACAAGCGAAAGAAATAAGATTGCTGAGTCTAGCATCTTCGTTAGAGCTTGTAATGTTTAGATAATTTTTTATTTGTGCTAAAGTTACATATGGATATTTACCATAATTGCTAGACATTGTTTATCCCCTTCTTATTTAGTAACGATTGTAGTTTTTGGCTTAACAGGAGCCACAGCCTCTACGGAAGTAGCGCTGACTACTTTTTGCTTAACAGGAGCAGGAGCTGGTTTTGGAGCTTTAGCTGCTTTCCATTCTGCGATATAAGCGTCTACCTGAGTAAGACCATTTCCTAACTTCATTAGAATTCTACGAGCTTCGTCTTCATCATCAATTTGCATGATTTCATTAATCATTATAATTTTCTCCTTGTCTTATAGTAAGAAAGGGAGGCAGGTTAACCTACCTCCCTCTTCCTTAAGGTAAATCAGAATCTATTATACCTAAGATTAGGCAAGTGTTCTGATTGTAGCAGCATAGCCGTAGGTGGTTGAAACGTTTGCACCTGCACCTGAGCCTGTGGTTGAGAGAGCCTTGAAGTCAAAGCGTGTGCTCATGTACATCGCTGTGACCTGCTGGCGAGGCTCGTACTCGCTCTCGATCTCCATACCACGGCGTTCTGCGATCATCCAGCCTGGCTTGTAGACTAGAGCACCAATGTCGGCTGAGTTAGAACCAACGTTATCTAGGAACTCAGTAATAACAACTGGGATACCATAGATTGCGCCAACAGAACCTGTGAGGTATGTTGCGTTTGGTCCGAACTTATCGACTGTGCGGAAGTCGGAGGTTGTGACTAGCTCGTTGTAACCTTCGATTGTGGTTAGATATACGAGGTGGTCACCAAGCTGTAGACCGTACTTACCCATTAGGGCGCGGGCTGAAGCAATATTAGCTGCTGTAGCCTTTGTGTCGCCATCGGCGGTACGAACGGATAGACCGTCTGTAGCAACCTGGTTAACCATTGTGGTGATACCCTTAACAACAGAGGCATAAGTTGATGTGCCAGCTGGGTTAGCTGTGAAGCCTGATAGGGCGCCAGTACCACGAAGGATTGCCTTGTCGATTGAACGAGAAAGGCGACGTGTTGCTGCGCGACGGAGGAAGTCGATTAGAGGAAGAATTGTATCCTCTTCTTCATCCTTGGCAAGATGTGTTGTAACCATGAACTTGTGTGGTGTAAAGTCAACTGACTTAATTGCGTTCTGGTTTGAGGTTGGGACGTTTGATGTATCACCAACGCCTGTGGCATATGTGCCAGAAGCGAACTGTGCTACGTAATCGTCTGTATCCTCATCGGCGACTGGGACACGGAATGTCTTTGCATCGACCTGGATTCTATCGAACATAGGAGCAATAACGAGCTGCTGCTCCATTTCTTCATAGATATTTGTTGAGAAGTTGCTTAGGAACTGATCAACTGAAGTGACGGCCTTAATCTGATTACCAAGCTTGGTATCAAATGGGTCACGACGATTGAGAGCCTTAGCAAGAAGG